GCTGCAAGCTCTTGCAGTGTTGGCTGCGCACCTTTTGTGCGGACCATTTCTGCGCCCAGCTGCTTGGCTTCAATTTTATATTCTTGTTCTGCGCGCTGAAATGCAAAACTTGCTACACGGTCCAGGGCTTGAGATAACATTTGCTGTGTGCGAGCGCCTTCACGCAAACCGATCGGATCAATCCTTGGTTGATCTGCGATCTGTAATCCTGCTCTTTGATACCGTTGAATCGCCATTACTATCCCTTACTAAATCTTTAGCGCTGACCAGCCGCCGGCTTGCTGGATGCCAAAAGCAGCAGTGCCAAAGCTACTTACCGCGCCAATATATCCCTGGCGTCGCGCCTGGCTTGCTGCGGCCTGGTATTGATACGCTTGTTGCTCGCCGCCAATTTCGGCCAAGGCAGCGTTTTCCTGGGCGATCTGATATTCCTGCGTACCTTGCTTTAATGCAAAACGCTGAAATGAAGCTGGAGTACCAGCAAAAGGATCTAGTCCAGCACCAGCTGCTCGAGCTCGAGTAGCAGATACGTTCTCTCGAATACGCCGCAGCACAGCGACACCTTGTTGGCGATATTGAATGGCCTGCTGCCGGCCTTGAATTTCAGCCTGCTTTGCTTGCGCCTGGTAAGCCTTTGCTTGGGCTTTACCTGCTTGGATCTGCGCAACTGCGCTGACTCCTGATGCGATCGCTCCAATTACTGCAAAACTCATATCATTGCCCTACCGATACTTTGTAATCCAGCGCCAGCACATTCATCTGTAACGGCACTGTCTGTGTAATTGTAATCTTACCTTCATTTGAGAATCCGAGTAGTGGCCCAGATTTCTTAATTCCAGTAAACGGCTGAACTGCAATATCAAGCACGTCCTCCCCAAACTGACGAAACGCAACTTGTTCGCCATTGACTGTAACGGCCTGAGACTCAAAATGCTCACTGTTGACTTCCAGGATGCGCTTCTTAAATCCGCGAATATTTCCTGACGCAAGACGTGGTTCTGCTGGCAGCGTTACGACTAATGGCGTGTAATCCAATCCGATCTGATAGCTAGTCGTGGCAGGCGTGGCAAATGTGATGCTATTCAGTAGAACACTTTGGTCAGCCTCAACCACGCCATCTCGGATTACCTTAACTGTCTCGAACCGCAAATACTCTAGACCAGTGATTGTGGTCCCTGATGTTCCTTTTGTTGCGCAGTCGAGCGTCAGCTCGTCGTCAAAGATCTCAACATAGTATTTAGGCCCGCCATCAATGGTTCGCTTGACAACAACATAGGTGTCAGAGATGTCGACTCCAACGGCCTGGAACTCGCCGTCAGTCGTCCATTCTGTTGGCGCAATAACTTCCTGAGAGCGCAGCAGCGTGTAACAAGCAATTGACCCATCATCATCGTTGACGATCAAAAGCCGGTCGCCTTCGTCTGTTGATGTGGCTTTTCGCACAGCCATATCTGTTGGCGATTTCAAAAGGTGCGACGACAACAAAGAGATTTTAGTTGCGATATAGCCATTAACTGTGTCGCTAAAAACAAACTCTGCCAAAGCCTTGCCCTGGCGCTGCACAAATACTGTTGCTCCATCGACGTTGACTACTCTGATACCAGGGCGCACGCCGTTTGATGTTTGCTCTTGAACTGCAAGCGTCGCGGGTGTAATTGGGTCACCTAGTGTCTGAGGAATATAGAACTCAGCTCCTGTCGTAAATATTTGCAAGTTGCGACCAGCATACATATCAACGACTGCGTTGAATCTGCCGGTGTCCAGGGTCGCCTCGAGAGCAGCATCATCGAATGATTCGCCTGGATCAAAATTGAAAAACTGCCCTACGCGGCTGCCCCAGATAGTCGACGGTCTTGACGACGCGCCGCCAAAGTACAACCGCCCTTCATAAAAAACAGCTGCTCGAGGCCATCCTCTAGTGACAGACCAGGTGTCTTCGTAACCTGATTCTACCTCCCAGTTACCCTCATCAATCTGACTGTCATCGAACAAAGGCACTTCAGAAATAGCTTTGATAGACGTTGCGCTAACATATTCGACAACACGCACACGCCCTTGTGGCGTGATATTGATGTATTGGTTTAGCAAACTTTCGCTGAATGACTGTATTGAATAAGTGCTTGTTGCGTCTGGCTGCGTGTCCCAAGCCGAATCTACCGTTGCGATTTTAGTCGATCCGACATAATCAGTAATTAATCGAGTCTGACCAGATCCGGTGCCGCCTGTGATTAAAATGTACAGGTTATTGTACTCATCATCAGTAGCAGAAGCGCCCGCTGCCAGGGTAATGGTAGATGCTGCTCCAGCCTGAGCTGTTCCTGTGACTGCAGTGTAATCAGATGTAAACGTGATATTGCCGTCTGGCGCGTCAGGCGTGATATTACCTTTTCCGTTAAATGCAGTCAGCGTGTATGCAAACTTGGGTATAAAGTCAAACGCTAGGTCAGAAATCGTCCAGGACGCATCAGTCGCGCCGCGCAATATGCGCTGAGGAATCATTGTTTCCTGGCAAATAATTAAAGTATCAGCTGACTGAGCCCAGCACATAGTTGGGATAACGGACGATGTGATTTTGGGGACGTCTAGGTAGTCGTCGCCAGAGCCGTTAATGTCTGTAATCAGCACGCCGTCTTTGAAGACATACATACGCTCATCGACAAAAATTAACATATAACTGTCGTTGATCGAGAACTCAAAGTGTACAAAACGCACACCATTCGCTGCAGACGCCGGCAATTCAGTTAGAAATTTAGTGCCGTCGCGGCGAACAAATCCGCCTTGTGGCTGCACGACAACATTCTGTGCTGTCTCCATGCCGTTGTAATATTGCTGCAGATCGATACGAGCGCGCAGCTTTGGATCAAGCTCGCCCGACGTGAAGTTTGTTTGAACCTGGATAACCCGACTCATCAGGACCTCACGGCTATCAGCGTGTAATCCTCGATCGATTCGATCGAGTTTGTTGACCCGTCGATAGTAGTTGCTACTCGGAAGTATCCGCCACGGCGGTTCTCGTCTGGAGATCCGAACGCTTTGCGTTCAAAATATTCTGCCTTTGTGAGCTGGTCTGTGACTGTCTCGGCAATATCTGCTGCCATTGCATACTTCAACAGCTGCACAAAATAGGTTGGCAGCGCAGATTCGTTTGGCGAAAACTGATAATCAACAACGATAGCTTCTTCGCTCGTATCGAGCGCGTCACCCTGGATTTCCCATCCATACTGGATCGGCATTACTCCAGTTTGAGTTGATCTATAAACGGCGCGTACCCCGGCAATGCGATCGCCAGGCAAACCATATTGATATTTCCATTCATTAACAGGCGTTGATGTTAGCCTGGCTAATTGAACTTTTTTGAAAGACCACGACCAAGGGTAGGCCGCGATCAGGGAATCCTTGAGATCATCATAAAGACGGTCACAGATCTGTGCTGAGTCTGTACCTTCCGAAAACGACGAAAGAGGCGATGCCCCCAAAAGAATTAGTGCGTCCGAACAGATGGACAGTTTGGTATCACCTGATGCCATTTGCCTCTCCTATGAAACGGCCCCCTTGCGGGGGCCATCCATCTTAGGTGTCAGTAACAGTTAATGCAGTTGCATTACCTGTATCAACCACAGTGCCTGTGTTTGATAGTACAACCAAGAAGCTAGCTGTTGGGACGCTTGAGTCCCAGACATAGACCACGTCGCCGACTTTCAAGATGTCAGCTACTTCATTGAAGTAACCTTCGTCGTCGATGTCTGCGATCGCGTCAGCAGTAGGAGCCACATATGAAAACATTTGTGGAGCGTTACCTGCTTTTGCTTGTCCGCCGATTGGCTGGAAACTTGCCTTATCAAAAGCCATTATCTAATCCTCCTTATGATTCACGGCAAGTGATCTTGACGATACCTTCGTCATCGATCGCTACCGCACCAGCTGAGAACATTGACGCAACCAGGAAGGAAGTCTTCTCTGGGATGTAGTCAACGCGTGAAGTCTGGTTCATGCCGATACCAAGACCTACGGCGTCGCGATGGAACGCGTACAAAGTACGATCGCTTGATCCATCAACCGGCAAGCCGCCTTCGTCACGATCACCGAAAGTGATGAAACGGAAGCCCATGAAGGTATTGATTTCGCCAGTAACCAGGGCGCGCACTGTGTTGAAGTCTGAAGATGTAACTTCAGTTTCACCTAACAATGCTTGCAAGCTGTTCGCGTGAAGCAAGATTGTGCGGCCTTCCATTGGTACGTTGTTTGTGTCGAGCAGGTTCTTGGTCTCACGCAACTTAGTCACGTTGAGGTTAGAGTCTGTTCCACCAATGTCGTTAGAAACAGTCGCAGTTGTTCCTGACGCGTCTAATGCGTCCAACACGATCTGATCCATGCGACGTGCAATCGCACCAGATACAACCTGAACGAGCTCTTGACGATCGTTAAAGTTGACTTTCTGCTGGTTGAAAATGTCTGAGTATTCCGCAGCAATGTAGTCTTCCATTGTCGCAGTGACCTGAGAGTAGGACACGTTGAGTGGAGTCACATCTGTCTGTGGAACGCGGATAGTTGCTGATCCCTTACCAATCTTAGGGAACTTAACTGTAGAACCTTCGACCCCTGAGCGCTCGCGGGTAACACCGGCCAGGAGACGTTGTCCCTGGTATGCCTGTTTTACCTCTGCGTCAAAGAGGGTAACAAAGGCATTTGAAATTTGTACTGCCATTGTACTTTCTCCAAAACAAATTTTTTAAGGGTAAAACCTGTGTCGGTTATCCAGTGAGGGCCGCATTAATCAGGTCGCCGGCTCAGGAATCTGAGTTGTCGGTTAGCAGGAATATATCAGATTTTGCGGGGGTGGAAACAAGGGAAAAGGGCGCAATTTGCGCCCCTGGGCGTCAACCTTCCCCGTGTAATTTGTACCATTTATTCTGGACATCGTTAGTGAAGCCCATGTCATTTCCATAACGCGGATCATTCATCATCGACATTAAGTCATCTTTAGAGTATCCAGTGCCTTCCTGGATAGATGTATCAGGAATTGATCGCTCTCCATAACTTTCCCGGATCTTCTGCAGCGCTTTAACACGATCTGCGCGATCCATTGCCGACGCCAGGGCGTCAACTTCTTCGTATGACAATGCACCTGAATTACCAAGTTTGCTTAACCACTGGTTCAATCCAGCAATTACTTTTTCGCCTCTTGGGCCTAGCTTTGCGAGCTCCGCCTCTCGATTTGTTTCAGTCTGCTCGAACAGCTCATTCATGTGCTGCAAGTGCATTTGCGCAATCTGATCGAACTGATCCTGGCTCAAACCGTTGTCTGCTGCAAAACTTCTAAAGTCTCCAAGCAGCGGATCGTCATCTGCGACGCCGTGATCGACTAATGTTGAGATATCGTACTTGCCGTCCTTTGGCGCCTTGTGCTTGCCAGCTGACATTTTGGCGCGCAACTCATTGTACGATTTTGCCATCTCTTCAAGCGCTGGACCGTTTTCTTTGTCCCAGAACTGCTCTGGCATCCAATCAGGGCGATCGCCCCAATCGATTTCATCATCAGCTTCATGTTGCTCATCCTCGGTAACCAGGTGAGGAACCGATCCGTCTTCTTGCGGCTGCTCTGCTTCCTCAGTTGCGGCGCCTGGATTCAGCAGGGAGCCAGATTCTTCAACAGATGATTCTGTTGATTCTGTACTTTCAGCTACGCTCATGTCTTCACTCATAGGTTTCTACCTCTTTCAATTCGGCGCATGATTTCGCGCACTACACTGTTTTGGCCTTCACGCGCAAAGCCGTGACTTGGATCTTCGCCTGGGTACCAGGACGGTTGATCCAATGTCATTGCTTTGAGGTGATCGAGAACTTCCTGCCCTGCTTCCGTAGAGAAGCAGCGCACATAGGAAATATCGACATCATCTTGCGATATCTGGCTGTCTTTCAGGTGATAGTTTTCTGCTTCACGCAGGCCATCCCATCCTTCCATATGTCACTCCTAAACAGCTGGTGCCTCTGGTGATTGCATCGCTGCTTGTTGTTGTTGTTGCATTTGCTGCGTAATAATTTCACGCTGCTCTGGTGTATTGAGCAGTGATTGAGGTACGCCCATCTTCACTGCAATGTAGTCCAGCATTTCTTCCTGGTTCACGGCAACCTGGCCGAGCATACCGAATTGCTGGGCAATTTGACCAAACTGCAAAACCTTCTCGAGCTCGTCCATGTTTTGAGCCTGGGCGAGAGGCGCATTTGGCACAATCTTCACCTGTAATCCATTCACCTCGAGAGGCAAATCGATAATGTTCATTTCGTCCATGACGTACAGGATTCGACGCACAAGCGGAGTCATTGCCTCAGTAATCAAACGCCCATATGCCGAGCCTAGGTTCTGAGATAACTCCTTCATCCGCTGCACGATTTCAGTCGCTGATCGCGCAGACATAGTGTCTGGCGGCAACGAATCGTCGTACAACATCCGCTTGATTGATGTGACCAGGTCATTCCGCACCAGCTGCGAGACGTTGAAATCCGCACCTGTGCGTAATGGACGCAGCGACTCACCTTGTGGTCCGCCGTTACGCGCCACGGGAATGATGGCGCCTGGAGTAATCTTGATTGTTTGCGGGTTTAGCACCCCGTCATCAGCTGCTGTGTAAACGCCTGATACTGCAAGCGATCCGTTTTTCAACACCAGCTCAACGACTTTATTCAATGTCTTGATGTCTGGCAGGGCTGTGACTAAAGGACCACGGCCATAAACTTCGCCAGGCACCTTCATAAATCGCGCCACGATCCAGGGCGAAATTGTCATCGTGCGGTACACGAGCTCTGATTTATCCTTCGGCCAGATCAAGTGGTAACAAAAAATGTCCTCGTCCACATTGAATATCGTCGCTTCAATCAGATCAATCTCCTGGTCAGGTTTTTGATCGATCTGCTCCTGCAGCCGTTGCGGAATATCTGCGTCAGGCCATTGGCGAGAGATCGCCTCGCCGCGAATACGCAACCGACGATACACGTTGTCGACCGTACCGTATGGACCTTCCTCAAGCGAAACCAAGTATTGCGGCACAGGAATAAAGCGCACTGGCGCATCATCATCACCTGGCTGCACAAGCATGACGGCTGTGCCAACACAGAGATCGAGCAAGAACTCAGAAATAGCCAGGTCAAAATTTGTCTGCCGGATTACATCAAACATTCGCTCTGAGTAAACCTCAAGCGCTTCGCGAATCTCACCGCGCCGCTCTTTAGGAATCTCGTTACCAGGCGTCAGCTCACACCAGGCTCGATAAGGCGGGAACAATGCTGACTGGATGCGGTTGGCAAAACGCTGCGTTGAATTGATCGCAGTCGAATCCATGACCCTGTTCATTTTGTTTTGACCAGGTGTCTTGCCTTCGTAGTAGCCGTCATACAAGTTTCGCTGCGGGAGTGCAAATTCGTAACACTCCTCATAAATCGTGCGCCACTCTTCTTTCCTGGCGTCCGCCTTCTTGTGGCGCTTTAGGACCTCTTCAGGTGAGATGCGTGCCATAGTTATGATCCTTTCTTTTCGACGCCTTTGATGGTGCCTTTCTTTTCCGACGCGTAGAAGACTTGCTCACCCTTCTTCTTGCCGTACTTCTGCTTCATGGCGGACATGATTTTGTCGCCCTTCTTAGTCATTGGCATCTCACGCCTCCTGTTTGTTTCGCTTGGCAAAAGCCCTGGCTTGAGCTGGAGATGAGAATCCCCACTTCTTTAGCGCCAGGGCATAACGAGTCGGTTTGCCATCCTTGTCTTTCATAGGATGATTCTGAGCAGCGAACCGAGCAGCGAAAGATACACGGCGAGGGTTAGTGCCAGAAGACACAGGACGCTGTAGGTTTCCACCTTCCTTCGCCTCAAAGTGTCTCCTCCCCGCCTCAGTCAGGCCACCTGTCTCGCTCTTATGCTCTTTGCGCATTACGCTGATGGATAGTCGTTATCCTGGATAAAGCGAATCGCGTACTCAAGCAAACGCACTGCTTCACCAGGCGTTGTGACTGCCGTGTCGTCAATCACAATATCGATATCATCAGCTGTCAAAGTTGTTCCAGATGCTGATGTCACTTCAGGCTTTTGATCGCCCACACTTAAAGATATAACGTGGCTCATTGCCCACCTCCGAGTTTAGTTGATAGTCCAGTTTGCGCACCTTCACGCTGCGCAGATAGTAAAGATCTTGTGCCAGCTCCGCGACGACGTGCGGTCATAGCAGCTGCCTGCTCACGACGTTCTGTGTCAGGCTTCTGCACTTGCTTCGCTTCTTCTGGTTGTTTTGGCGCTGGTGCTGCTTTACTGCCGCCCCCGCCGAATAATCCACCCATGATGCTATCCTCCTAGCTTCGTTGAGAGACCCCGGCGCGCATCTTCACGCTCAGGTGAAAGCAACGATCGAGTTCCGCCGGTACGGCGAGCTCTTTGCTGCGCTGCCAGGCGACGCTGCTCTTCTGCTTCCTGGCGCGCAGTACGCGCCTCTTGCTTTTCCTGCAGCGCTTCCTGCTTGCTTGTATCTGGTGCTTTCGGCCCACCGCCGCCAAACAATCCGCCCATTAATACGTCCTCGCGTACATGTAATAATCCTTTCCTTCCGGCCCGTAGCGGCGCATCAAACCTTCTCGCTCAAATTTCAAGAACCTGGCCCACTGTACCGCTTTTTCCCGATCGACACATACCACTATTTGCATGCGCAGTAAACCGAGTTTGGCGCCAATCTTATCAAAAAAACGTCGCGCACCGCGAGTTAAAAGTGCGCCGTGTTCAATTGATAATTCGCCAGGCACCAGCCAAGCCTCATAATTTGTATCCCATTTATATTCTAATCCCATGACAAGCGCGGGTTTGCCTCGATAAAAAATTGTCCAGGCAGTCTTTGCTTTTGACACATGTTCTAAACGATTTTGAATATCTGGGATCGAGGCGAACATGTGCTGGTCGTCAGAGGAAAGGCCGATTTGATCCACATGCTGCGGAACAAATGGCAGCACCACTAAATGCCTCATGTTAATCATTCGGTGTATTTCTGCTGCAGTTACCATAATTCAAAATCCGTCGTTGCCTGGAATTGCTGTGGCCCGGCTGCACCATAGCGACCGCCGTACCCCCTGGTAATGACTCGATGCTCACCGCCACCGAGCATGAGATAACCAAACGCATCGCCGACGTGTGAGTGTTCGTTCTTATTCGGCGCATCGCGGAATCGCTCCTGCCCACCACCGACGGAGATCCGCTTGAAGTGATAGCCGCCGGCCAATGACTTACGCAGTCGCTGACAATCCTTGTGTACCTGCAGCCCAGCCTTGCGATCAATAAACCTGTTCATAGGCATTGCTCCCGCTTCACGGCGCACCTGGAAGTCGTTACTGGCTGTCGGCCTGGCATTAAGACCGATCGTCCTGAGATGATCGAACGCCGTCACCTCAAAGATTTCGTCACGCTTTGAGCCGGCTGGATCGCCCCAAACCAATATATCGTTTTTGCTATAATTTACGTTTATTTCGTTTAGCAAAATCAGACCGAATCGCTCAAGGCCCATGTCGTCGGTGACGATCTCCTTAAATATATGCCAGGCACCAGCAGCTGTTCGCTGACCAAAGACTGCCGCAGGCGTCAAACCAAAGTCGAGTCCGATGTGGATTGGCAGCGTTGGGTCGATTTGTATTTCGTCTGTCGACATGACCGAGTCATCGTACTCCGGCCACACTGGCCGACCTTCCTGCACATACACATACTCGCCGCCGGCATAACAGCGAATCCAGTCGAGGTTCTTGCCGCCGAGCTGCTGATCGTAATAGCCAGGTGGTAGGTTGTTGATGTTCTCAGCCTGCGGGTTCACCTTCCAAAACTTACGCGCTGCAGGGATGCTAGCTGGGTCATCTTGGTTAGTTTCGATCACACCGCCTGGCTGCTTAAAAAACTCCCACTTGTACTTGCCGCGCACCGGCTCTTTTTCTGACAGGCGATACCACCAGTGGTCATCATCCATCGGGTTTGTATCCATCCAGATACCACGCCAGGGACAACCGCCGTTGCCTTTGGTTGGATAACGACCGACACGGTGTGTGAGCCCTTGTACACAGCCAACGGCATTTCCCTGGCTTCGTTGACCCAGGCGCCAGTGAGCTCGAGAGACAGCAGCTTTCTGACGTCCTTCGGCTGATCGAGCGCCATGAAGATCACTTCGCAGTCGATACCGGCTGCGTCACCGCGAGCAGGTAGCTTGATGTGGTGACTGATTGGTGGTGACCAGCGCATCGGCCCCCAGATGTTCTCTGGGAATAGCTCAAGCCATGTCTTAATTGTGGTGGTACGCAGCTCAGGGTAGCTGTTCCGCACGATCACGAACCGTGAGTATCGTATGCCGTCCTTCGGCGATGGTGGCTGCTTCACGGCTCGCAACATGATTTCGGCAGCGCAGCCGTATGACTTACCGGAACCTACCGGCCCCATCAATCCGCGTACAAACGAATTGTCATGTAGGAACTTCCAGGTTGTCGGCGCGCCAGAGAAATCTAGGTTAAGACCGCCGAGCGCTTCTTCAGAAGAGATTGTCCTGTCCGTCGTCGCTCTTCGGCGTCGGGTCGATCTCTGGCTCTGATCTGTCGCTTGCTTCGCTCTCGCCATCTTCTAATACCTCATAGGTGGTTACTTCAGGGCCTTTCAAATTGATGCCCAGGATACTTGGCCTGCTGTCTGAATCACTGTTGGGCTCATGCAGCCCGTGATAACGCGCCAGGACACGCAATGCAGATAGCTTGTCATGCATTTCGACCTCGATCGCATTGCCGTACTGATTGGGCGTGACTTTAACTTTCTTGATCGCCTTCTGCACATGCACTGGTATGTCAGAGCTTTTGAGCAGAGCCATGCCACCTGTTTGCGTCCACTGCAACACATCGGTGATGTTCGACGCGGCGATCGCTTGCAGCTCCTGTTTGACGGCCTCTTTCTCATCGTCCGATCCGATTGCCAGGACTTTACGCGCCTCGCGCACTGTCATCTTGTTAGTCATAACTTTCTCGCAATCTCAATGAGCGACGCCTCAGCTTGCAGCTCTTCTTGGTATTCGATCTCTTCAAGATAATCAACCATTCTCTGGATAAACCACTTGGCTTTGTTGAGGTCGTCCAGGCCGCCTTTCTCTTTCCAGCGCCACAGATACTTGATTGCGGAGCCGGTAGCGTAGGCTTCTGCGCCGGATAGGTTTTGCACTGCTGCTTCAATTGCGTCGATGCACTCCATGCCGTCGCGCTGGTAGTGGTTTGGGTTGATGATGTCTTTCATCTTACTTCTCCTGTTGGATTCCGGAAAAATTTTGAGCGAGAGCCCCCACACACAAGCGGCACCCGGGGGAGGGGGGAAGGTCGATATCCACAGGGTCCGGCGTTGTGCAGCGCACAAGATTTAACATAAATATAGTTATGCGACATCGGCCCTTTTGTAAGTCGTTGTTTTAATTGACGATTCTCAATCTGTGGATAACTGTTGTTCATTTCTTGCTCAATTGGCTAATTCTTGTACAGCTTGGCCCACTTTGCGACCTGCTCCAGGGTCATCGGCGGCGACGCTCCTCGACGCAGGTTTTCCCTGGTCATTGCGATCGCTGCATCCCTTACCTCGTCAGCTGTCACGCCTTGTGAGCCCAGCATTTGCGCGGTCTGCAGTGATTTGTCGGCCATTCTGACGGCGCCTGACGCCCTCTCGACTCCGGCGCGGAACGCATGCGCCAAACTCCTAAAGTCCGTTTTTCCATCCCCCAGACCCCCTGATCTTTTATTGTTGTCGTCATTGTCAGCAAGTTGGCTTGGCTCCTCCACGATCTTGGGGCGCGGCGCCTCGAACTGCTCCTTAGTTGGCAATGGATCGTTACCGTTGAACAGCACCTGGTATCGATTCGTAATGCCAGGACTCTTCCGCTTGATGTGGATCGGGTACGCCTTTCGCTGCAGCTTCCTGATGTAGCCAGCCTTGATGAGCTTTTGTACATGCCTGGATACTGTCTCGGCGCGAACATTGACATGCCTGGCTAACGTAAGCAGCGACGGCCAACAGATTCCGTAGGCGTTTGTGTGGATACAGATCGCTCCCAGGACTCTCAGCGTGTTGTGAGACAAACTGTCGTCCTGGATCGCTCGAGCAGGCAGCACAGAGTATGTCCTGGTTGCTGGCTTCTCTTTCGGATAGTCCCCGACCTTCGGGAACCTCGGTTCAGAAGGGGATTTCGTCATCTAGCTGCTCCTGGTTGTGCTTAAATTCGATTGACCTGACATATGCGCCAGGGAATTGCTTCTTGATTTCGTCGGCTACATCGACTTTGTCCGCCTGGATGATCGTCACGATCTCGTCCAGTGTGTACACGATCGGGTCCTTACCTTTCATCAATGGCAACACTCGCTGCATGTCCATCTGATCCGACACAAAGTAATAGTTCTTTTTGTTGATCCTGGCAGTCAGGTAAAAGACATCGTCCGGCGCTCGCTCTTCAAGCAGCTGCCGATCGATCACCTTTAACCCCTTGCTCAGGTTCTCGCAGCATTTGACCAGGTCACCAATGCCATCGATCGCGTCCATGTATCGCTGCCTGGCTTTTGAATACTTCGCCGCTAGATCAGGAGTCGTCATCTTCTGCCAGGCATACCAGCCCCATTTTCGATTCATTTGCGTTTCAGCTGCATGAAACGATTCATAAGCAGCTTTCTCTTCTGGTCTTAAATCTCTCATCTCTCACCCCTGCGCGAACGCGAACAGCGAACAGAACTAAGGGTTCTGTTCTGTTCGTTCGCATTGTCTTGCTGTGCCATTTTTTGTTCGTTCGTTGTTCGCTCTTGTTCGCACCAGCCGCAAACCCGCATAAACACTGGGTTAGTCATTGTTCGCTCCTTGTTCGCTGCTGTTCGTTTCTTGCATCCAGGTAGCAGTTTTCTGGCCCACCGCGAACAAGACGATGTTCGCCTCTAACAGCGCATCAAGTGCGCGTTTCCAGGCCATTCTCAGCCGCGCTTTTGCCTTCGCGTCGGTAGGGTCCAGCTCTTCTTTTTCGGCCAACCAATAGTTGAAACTATCCCTGGCGATGCCGACATTGATCTGTCCATTCTTGTCAGTTGCGTCGCGTAAACAATTCATCGCCTTGATCTGTGACTCATTCAATGACGCCTTGTTCGCGTTGATCTCATCGGCGCTGCACTTCGATAAATACACGCTGCTCTCGTCCGCAATCAAGCCGACCTCCGCGACATTCATCTTGAACAACATGTCATCAGCTGGCTCGGCGTCCTTCTGCTTCTCAGTCGATAGCGTTATGACGTCCACTGATTTCTTCACAGCGATGCTTGTATCAACAGCTCCCAGGAGTGCGCTTGATCCACGCATGCCTTTGCCGCCGTCCTTACCTGAGTGGTGTATGCCCAGGACTGCAGCCTTGGTGTGCTCTTTGATCGTGTCGCATGCCTTCACAAACTTACCCATATCTGTCGCGCTGTTCTCGTCAGCTCCTAGCAGTGCTCTTGCCACCGTGTCGATAACCACAAGGCTGAACTGACCACTCTGGCTCTCAAGTTCGTCAATTGTGGCAAGCAGCTTTTCCACATCACCTGAGCCGGCAAAGTTCACAGCAGTCGGCAGGATATAAAAAGGCAGCTCGTGCTCCACACAGCCTGCGCCCCGGTTGTTGATCCAGGCTTTCACCCGTTTGCCGAGACCGCCGACGCCCTCGCCTGCAATGTATAAAACTGCGCCCTGGTCTGTTGCCATGTCGTGAAAATCTCTGCCTGCAGCGACACTGAGCGCGATATCTAGCGCCACAAATGTCTTGCCGCATCCAGGCGGGCCATACATGACAGAAAACCCATGCCTGGTCAGCAGTGAGTTAGTCAGCCATTTGATCGGCGGCATCGACATCAGATCATTGAGCCGCATGACCTCGAAAACTGCAGGCTTTTCCTGCTCGATCTCCCCTGGGTCCGGCAGCTGCTCGATGATCGATTTAGCGGCCCTGGCTTTCGCAATAAGGCCCTCTTTAGTTTGTCCTGCTGCTAACCAGTCAACGATGTCGCCCTTGTTCGGCAGCTCCTGGCTTAGATCGAGCAGCTTGATATCTGCAGCGACGCCGACCAGGGAGTTGATGACCTTGGCCGCGTGCTTTTCTCCTGCTGCATCATTGTCTGGGACGACAACGACCTTTCGATCTTTCAGCCACTGGCTATGCTCTTCGGTCCAGTTGCCTGAGCCGCCATTGTTCGTTGTGGCAACGATCCCGATCTCTCTGAGCCGGTCCACACACTTCTCACCTTCAACAATCCAAACGGCGCGCTTGTTGTGGTGCAAGATCTCCGGCAGGTTGTACGGAATCTTGCGTACATCCTTCAGGTTCCTGATCCAGCCGCCTTTGCCGTCGGGTCGCTGCTGCCTAAATGTTTTGCTGCCATCAGCAAAGTCGGTGCGGATGACCTGGTACTCCAGGACACCGTGGTCACCGATGTAGTCGTAAGTCGTGATCTGATCGCGTTTTTGCGACGCAAAGGAAGGATCTTTTTCAATGTGAAACTTCTGTTCCAGGAAGTCGGCCATGTGTCCATTTGCTTCTGGATAGGCAATCTTGCATAGGTCAGTGAAGCCGCCAGACTCCTGGCTCTCGTGATCGAACCAGGTGCCTTTGTCTGTGTCGACACTCTTCGATCCCTGGCTACCGAAACGCAACTCTGACCCGTGGGATAATCTTTTGTTCTCATCTCCCCACAGATCTCGCGCTACCTCAGCGATGTGTTCTGCATACTTGTTCATAAATGCACCCTAAAAAAATGCCCCCGTTGCCGGGGGCTAATCGTCAAAACTCCCAGGTTTCATCGTCCGATGAAGATGCCGGCTGGGGTGCAGGTGCCGGCTCGGGAGCGGGTGTTGACACTGGTTCTGGCGCTGCAGCTGCTGGCGCTGCTTGACCCTCTGGCCGATCGGTCCAGCCGACAAGCTCGAATTGTGGCACTCGGGTCTGGCCTTTCCCGATCGCTTGCGCTATTGCGCCGTTGTATTTGACCTTGGCAACTTTGCCCTGGTTGCTCGCTGCGCCGTTATGGATTGCAGGCCATACAGCTTCAAGTCCCATCTTGGGGCCGCTGCCTGTTGTGGTCCATTCTCTCCAGCCGCTGTCCTTCAGGTAAACCATGACGCTGAATCCGCGCTTGTGATCTGGTGATGGTTGATTGCCACGCACTCCGGCACGCTCATCCCAGGACCATTCCGGTGCGACGCCTTCGCTGATTTTGCCCCAGCCAGTCTTAAGACTGTCCGGATCGATCAACAAACCCTTGAGCTCGATCTCTTCGCCGTCGACTAACCACTGGTTCAACGATGGCTTGAAGCGGACGTACTCCGCAGCTGAATCACTCAGTCCTAACATACTCATACTATTTCTCCTCACTCTCTTCGAGCGTTTCTCTGACGATGCCGCACCACAGCTCGAAACTGATTTCTGCGACGCTGTTGAAGTCATGCTGCTCATAGCAGTCATGACCAGGTCCCATCCAGTTCACAAAAACTTGGATAGGCTTCCTGTCCTGCTTGACGATTAACACGGGCCGACACTCCCTGGCCGCTGCTTGTGCTTCACACTGCAGCCAGAATGTCTTGAGGTCTGAGGGTACGCAGGTCGCGTACCTTTTACACTCGATACTCCAACCAGGCACACCCGACAGATCGTCACCGCCCTGCTGGTATTGCTCCAGGTTTCGTTTGCAATCAAAGCCCAGGTTGTCCCGGATCTTGTTAGCGATCTCTCTCTCGAAAGCAGCGCCTTTGCGCCGGCTCATCGCACCCATTTGCGCCTCATGTCGTCAAGGTTTCGGGCAATCTTATAGCAGCTGCTTGATCCTTTGGAATCAAAAAGGTTTGCAATTCGGTAAACGTTTGTTTACTCTATCTATGTGGTCGGTGTGGGACTGGCCCGGAAAGGAGAGTGAGACATGTACGAACGCAGTTACGGAATCAACTACCAGGCTGGCATGGACATCAAGGACATTGCCAAAGAAGTGCGCAAAATGTTGAAGGCTGAGATGCCTGACTTCAAGTTCGCAGTTCGCATCGAGCGATTCGCCGGTGGTCAGAGCTTAAACATTGGCATCAAAGAGGTGCCTGCCGGTTTCCGGTTTGTTCGAGAAAATCCTAAAGACTTCGAGCGTGACTACCGCCCAATGGTTTGGACTGAGGAGTTACGCGACGCCCAGGAGAAAGCCAGGGCGATCGGGTTGCGCTTCAACTACGACGGCAGCGAGATCCAGTTCGACTACTTCGACGTGAACTACTACTGTCATGCCTTCGTTGAGTTTCAGAGCCCAGCCTATGAAGCCCAGCGTGAGCAAGAACAAGCATTTATGAAGGCGGCGGCGTGAGCCGCCCAGGGGGAGAGTGAGATGAAATACCAAAACTTAGCAAAAGTCGGCGACGTGATCCGCGCCTATGACTTCCAATACACCCGCGCCTGCTACCTTGAAGGCCGTGTGATTGCCAAGGGCATGATTATGCACCCTAAGTATGGGATGCCATTGTACGACGGCTACACCATCGAGGTGACTGTGGACAGCACTGAGACTGGCCGCGACAAAGACATTGCCTACGTCCCATTTGAGACTGGTATGGACTACGACGGACGCGTTGAGATTGTTGAGGAGGCAGCAGCGTGAAAGAGAAACGGATTATTGTGAGGGGCGCCGTTGTTCGGCGCCTTGAGTTCGACACTTTCGAGGAGGTCGAGGCTTACTTCTTAGACCACATCTGTTGCCGAGACATCAAGAGCAAAGTGATCGGCAAGGTGTTAATCATTTGGGAGCGCGAGCAATGACAATTGAATACGGCGACGTGCTTCACACAGTGTTCGGCCAGGTTGGTGTCGTCATTGAGATCAAACCAGGCAGCATCAAGATCCGCATGGAGAATGGCGCTAAGGTTTTGATCCAGCGCAAACACATTGAGATGTTAATCAAGGCGGAGGATTGAGATGGACTTTATTAACGCAGCCGGCCTTGTCGCCCTGTTCTTCGGGATGTACCTGGGCGTCATGTTCGTTGGGTTTGTAGTCGATAAACTACTACGCCGCGTGTTCAAGCGCGGCATTTTTCCAGAGGGGTATTTCAAATTATGAGCGAGCGACTCGAGCTCGAGGTGAGCGAGCGATCATCTTCACCTGAATTAAAGTTATGGGCAGCAGTCGTTGCCCTGGCAATCAAAGACCTGGGCTTGAAGCCTGATAAATATAACAAGCTGCCAATAGAAACCAGGAGCGCTTT